CCGGACAGGGCTTTTTTGTAGGTCTCGGTGTCGATGTGGTGCTCTTTCAAGAACACCAGCCGGATGCCCTTGTGGTAAAGGTCTTCGTACAGAGTAAAACCTTCTTCTGCATTTCTGGACATCCGGGACACCGAATCGAACACTACCACATCTCCGGCTCTCAGAATCCGGTAGAGCTTCAGCCATTCCGGGCGAAAAATGGATGTGCCGGTGTAGGCTTCCTGTACAATGTGGGCAGTCGGGTATTCTGCCTTGATGTTGCGGATCTGGCGGTCGATACTCTGTTTTGCAGTGGAAATTCTGCAATAGCCATAAATACTCATAACTTTTTTCTTTCTGTATCAACTGTATCAAAAATACCGTAGGTGCAGAAAAGTATCAATCACAGCGAGATTGGGCAATATATCTCTGCAGATTGGTAACGCTAAAATAACGAACGGCATTTTTAATACTTTTCCGGTACAAGTTTTCTGTCATTCCTGCTTCACATAGTTCTTTATAAATTCTTCCACTGTAACGCATGGCTTTTGATTTTTCTCTGTTCCTCCAAACGGAGCATAGTTCCAGTCCGTTTCCTCGTCAATATATCGCCGCCCATCATCCGGCAGTTCCAGCGGTTCCGCAAGGATGATGGTGCCCCAGTGGTTGACCATCACAAAGGGCGCGATCTCACAAGGGATACCCCGGCATTCATCATCATGCCGGACATCGTAGGCATACAGACCATCCGAGACAGTATCTCTCTTGATGCGGATGCTGGTGAACAGCGCAGGCTTTCCGCAAACCGTGATTTCTTCGTAACGTTCGGTCATTGCATTAAAGGTCATAAAGCGTTCCTCCTATTAGATTTCAATGATAAAAGCTCTGAATTTCTCTTTGTAGAAATCCATTGCACTCTGCGGCAGAGAAGTCAGATTCCCTTCGTTGTCACATCCGGCCAGAAATCCCGGCCCGGCAAGAACATCGGCTCCATCCCATAGCGGACGATTGAGCGGCAGGCCAAGCAGCTTGCCTTCATCATTGCAGACCCGTGTGACCGCTGAACCGGTGTCACTTAAGGCGATGCATTCGATCAGCCCACCAACAAAGTTCTGCATGGCTTCAAGGGTGTTGTCCAGTTCGACTTCCTTAGGCAGTTCCATCGGCAGGAGCGCAAGGACTTTGATTTTTTCTTCTTTCATCGTAAAACCTCCTTATGCCACGTTTAGCCTTGTAGCCTTATAACAATCAGCGCACATTCCCTCATGGGTGGCGGCAAACTCTGCCGCCTGCATGATGGAGCCATCCTTCAGCTTGACCCTCTTGATAGGCTGGTTGCACCGGGCGCAGATGCAGGGCATCGGCGGCTGTTCCTGCTTTTGGCTGGTGGATTTCGGTTTCGGCTGCCTTTGTGGTTCGGCATCCGGCTGCGGTGCAGCATCCTCCGGCAAATCCTCTCCGGCATAGACATACAGACCTAAGCCAAACATGGCAAGGTTCTTCACCAAGCACCGCATGATAGCCTTATTCACATCGAACATGGATGCTGCTTCTACGGTGCGCTCTTCCATGCCGACCTTTTCACGGCGGCGGGTCTGCGGATTGTAGTCCCATTTCGGGGTGGTATAGGTGTAAGGCACAGCTTTCATGGCTTTGTTTGCGCCATCCAGTACAGGCAGCCACATTTCGTGCGAAACGCCCTCAATCGTGACCGAGGTGTACACCATAAAGCCGGTTATGGGGTCATAAACATAGGGTAGGCCGTTGAATTTCTTGACCTCATAGATGGCAGCGGGATACAGTTTTTTCACCTCTGCCCAGGCATACGCCCAGCTTACATATTTCAGCTCGGTATTGCCGGACTTCTTGACTTCCAGATGATCTTTGAAGTCGATAGCAAATAATTTTACGAATGGATTTTCCATAAGAATGCCTCCAATTCTGATAAAGAAAAAAGGGCAC